GTGCTGGAAGGTGGGCTTGGTGGTGTCGGGGAGGGTAGCGTTTTCAGCCACACCGCCGCCCTTTGCAAAGGAAGGACGCTCGGTGATGACTCGCCAGCCACTTCGCTCCCAAGGTCGCTTGGGGAGGATGGAGAAGGCGTTGAACTCTTGGTTCAACTGGCTCCAAACCTTGCGTCCGTAGATGGCTTGGTAGGTACCAGCCGTCGTGGACAACATTGGTGCGTCAGCCTTCAGCAACTCGCTACCGGAGTAGGAGTAACCCATAGCGTTGCCAGCACCGTAGTAGTAGCGTTCCATGTCAGTAATGTTTCGGATATAATCTCTTGCCATATTTTCACCTCAGTCGTGTTTCACTCTCCACGCAATGTGCGTTGTGCAAGGGCGTGAACTTCGTCCCACCCCATGTTTGCCAAATCTTGCGTTGAGGGAATGTCAGTGGAAGAAGCCGACTTTTGAATGGTCGTGCCTGCTCCTGTGCCGATGTTGTCAATGCGCTCGGAAAGAGCCTGAATGGACTTCACGATTTCCGAAAGGGGAGCGCGAGCGTCAAAGGCGGCTTTTGCGGCCTCAGACTTTGCAACTTCCATCTCGTTGTTGAAGCGAGAAGCAAAGTTTCCTTCAAGGTCGTTTCGGAAGTTTTGTTCCAAAGCGGCGGCTTTGTACACTTCGTAAGCGGCCTCAAGGTCAGCATCGCTCACATTCTCGGAGTTGATGTATCCCTTTGCCAAAGAAGCGGCTCCCATGGCACCGGCTGGCTCTTTGCCACCGGAGGTGGTGAGAGCGGAAATGGCGTTGGTGGAAGGAGAACCGTTCTCCTGTCCTCGGCCACGAACTTGACCACCGAAGTAGTCAGCACCGTCAACAGCGTCGGGGTTGTCAAAGCCACCAAGTTGGGCTTTCTCAAGTTGGTCAAAGTGAAGGCGAGCACCATCAGTGTCAACGCCAGCCGACTTGAGGGTGTTCTCCATCCAAGAAAGGTACTCGGAGGAGATAACATCGGAGTATTCTCCTTTGTCCATGTACATCTTGTCGTCATCCTTCATGTGCGCCATGTTGTCGTCCTTCATTTTCATTTTGTCATCCTCTTTTTCGTCGGAATCTTTTTCTTCATCGCCACCTTTCTTGGACTTCATGTGCTCACGGAGTTGAGGAGGAAGTTCCCCTTTTTCCATGGCATCCAGTCGGCTTTCAAGGCGTGACATAATCTCGGTCAAATCGCTGTTTTCGTCAGTCATGTTTGTGTCCTCCTTTAAAATTCGGAATTGTGCTTCGGGATTGATACCCTTTTCACAAATCGTCACCTCATGCAACTCCATTTTTGAAATCTCTTGGTAGTCGCCTTTTTCCATGTCGGACTTTCGCACTCGCTTGAATGCTTGTCCTCCAATGGAAAATCCACGAAGGTTGCCCTTGCGGATTTCAGCGGCCACTTCACGAGCCTTCTCTATATCGTTGCGGAGTTTAACAACAACGAACAATCCTGTGTCATCCGTTTCGGATTTCCACATGCGTCCGTTGGAATCAATGTACGAGTCAATGACTTCACCAACTTGAATGTTGGAGTGAGCCAACTGCACATTGCGGTACTTTTCGCCCTTCATGAAGCCGTCAAAGGCATCCTTTAGGGCGGAACGAGTAATAAGGTCGCCTTGCTTGTCAACAAGTTCAACTGATGCGTAGCCAGCAACAACCAAATCGTTACCACTCTTGATGAGAGTGATACCGTCAGTGGGTCGTTGAATGCTCAGCATTGAACATCCGACTATTTGTTATCGTATATATATCGCACGCTATTGACGAGACACCAATGGCTGGTCATCATCGTAGTCTATAGAGAGTTTTTCACCTTCGTCTGTTTCTACTTGAATGTGGTTCAGTCGCTCGGTTTTCTTCTCTTTCTTTTCATCAGTAATTTTCTTTTCGCCGTCAAAGTCCGGTAAGGTGGACTCGTTACGAAGTTGTGTGGGGCCACGAGGCGATTCTTGCGGAGTGCCAACATCAATTCCAAGTCCTTTAGGGCCGGTAGATGTCATCTTCTCTTTACTGATTTTGTCCAAGGCTCGCGTAATCAATTCCAACGCTTTTTTGGTTTGATTTGGTTTGAGCAAACGATTTTCATCACTTGCATCAAGAACACCTGCACTTTGATTTTCAGTGCGTTTTTTTGATGGTAATTTGGGCGTAACATCACTTTCAGTTTGTTTACTGAGTATTCCCTTTACCATTAACGGAGCAACCGACGACCAAAACGGCATGAGGCTTTCAGCCAAGATTACAGGATAATCGGTTTTCGTTAAATCTCCCATTGTACTCTTAGGAGAGTGGACATACCACACATCGCCTATTTCTTCCATGTTGTACATTACTGTGTCAACTCCCTTCAAAACAATTTGAATTTGTGATTCCGAGATTTCAATGTCGTGTGGTACAAGAATCGGTGCGAATGATTTGGTCATGAGGTCAAGGGATTCTGTACTGGCCGCACCCTCTCCTTCACCCTCTCCTTCTAACTCTTTGACTTGCACATTGTACACAGGTCGGTTTTTGCGGTTTTTCTTGGATATACCCGTGATGGACGCACGAACAATGTCACCAACCTTGAACACCATACGCTGGTTGTGCGCTGTGCCTACATCCATGTAGTGTTCACCGTCATGTTCCACGGCCCTGTTGCCAAGCCCTTCAATCTCAAGAATAGGGCCAGCACCCAACTGATAGGTGTACGGGCCTTTGCCACGACGGTCAAGGATAATGAAGTTGAAGTCTCGGCTATCACGGTACACAATCCACTTTGGATGTCGTCGCTCCCCACGCATGTAGGTGGATTTGTTGTCCCGCAACAAAATGTTGTCGTGGTCGTCTTTGAGGTTCTTCACAGCGTCAGCCAGTCCCTCATCATCAGTCATACGGGTATCGTGAGGGCCGGGAACAATCACAGGTTCTTGACTATCAAACTGTGAACGAAGTATTTTCATTCGCTCAAACAACTGCATTTCACCCACATTGGTATCATCGTAATTGATGATGTCAATGATGTTCAATTCTTCTTCACCAAGAATAGCGTCCAGCGTGTAATTCTTGTCGTTCATCTTCTCAAGTGCTTCCTTGGTGCCTTTGCGTAGTCCCTTCTTGCGACCGTTTTCATCAAACGCTGTAATCTCATCATCACTGCGTACAATGATGACTCGCTTCCCATCGTACCATTTGCTTACAACCCACGAGCCGCTGAAACCACGAAGGTGTTCAAGGTCAGCCAAATCAAAAATACGGTGCATGGGCCGAACAGCAGGACTCCATTTTGCATCGTCACTCTTGCTCAGCAACACATCCGGGTCAAGTAGTGAGGTGATGAGTTCAGTCATCTCGCTTGCTGAGATAGTGGTCGGAACCGCGCTGGCTGTTTCCGCTGTTTCCATGTTCATGCTTTGATGTGGATTGTCCGGGTACATGGGCGGAGGAGCATTTGCATAGACTTGCTGTGCCACTTCTTTTCCGTGAATCATGGCGGTCAAATCCTGCGGCACAGAATGATACAGCCCTGTGCCTACATTTGAACCAATATGAATGGTGCCGTCATCACCAAATTCAGCACCGAGTGTAGGAGTCAATTCATACCCTTGATGCCACGCTCCACTGTCAAAATTGTCCGTCAATCCCGCATGTGCGGGCGAAGGAATACCCAACGGATACTGGGACATGCCTGCCGTTTCGGGAATTTCAAAGTCGGGCGTAAACACTCCCTCCTCTTCCTCAAGCACACGAGGGTCAAAGTGAACAATCGTGTCAAGATGATTCTTGGTGTCGTTTGTTTTACGAGCCTTTGTTTGGCTACCAAAACCCTTCGCCCCATGAACATCACCACGAATAGCACCTATGCCAGCGGCTTTCATTGAGTCTTTGAATTGCTGTGGATTAAGTTTCATACCCATGGCTCGTGGAATGGCGTGAGAAAGATGCCCACCCCATGCTTTTATGTCAGTTCGCTGTGCGAAATGATTCATGGCTTGATGATACCCGTTTTCTCGTGCATGACGGTAGAACGCTTCGTGGTCGTCCAAATCCTCTTCGGGTTTGTTCATCATCTCCTCATCAGTAAAATGGTTGAGGTCAAGGCCGTCAATGTTCGGGATTTTACCACTGAGAAGAACATCCTTGATTGACGATGCGAACAACGGGGTGTTCATTTCTGAAGACATGTCAATCAATTCTCGTGCTTTTTCTTTGGCAACAGGTGTCCCTTCTATTCCAAGAATGTTTAACACTTCATTGACACTCATGTTTCCGTCCACCATTTTACCGTCTTTGGATAAATGATTGGCAACAGTGGTATGAAACGGGTTTTGCGCCGCAGGGTCGGTGTCCCGTATGGAAGCCTGCAAACCGTAGTTGATTGAAGAAATACCGTGCGTACCGTGAGGTACCGACACGATGTAGCGTTGAGCATCACGCATCAGTTGATGGGTGTTTGCGATGAACTTCTTCGGGTCGTCGGGATTGAAAGCATCGGGGTCATGCTCAAGGTATTTTGGAAGAAGCACATCTCGTGCCGTTTCAGCGATGGTCTGTCGGTGGCCACCAAACAACTGTTGTGTTCGGTCAGCGTCAAGTTTCCACATGGTGCTTTTGCTCTTCTTTTGTGCGCTTTGTTGCGCTCGTTCCAACTGCCGTGTGGTGTCGTTAATTTCATTCATCAACGAACTCAATTCTTCAATGGGTGCGCCAGCCTCTCGCTTGAACTTCAATTCTTGATTCATTTCCTCAAGCATCGTTGTCAATTCGGATTCTTGTTGCGAAGCGGGTAACATACCGCCGAATTGAAGCAAACGAGACACGGCATCCTTTTCGTCAGCCGCCATTGTCGTTTTTGTTTTCTGTGTCTTTTTCTTCGCTTGCATTTCCTCAGTCATGACTCCCATCATGGAGTCAATGCCTGATTTCAATTGCTTTTCATTCAACTCACCGAGTCCTCGTGCGAGCATTGCCCGGTTCAATTCATTATGATTTTCACCGTGAATGAGATAATCCAAAATCTCCTGTGGGTTCTGTGTACCCAAAATCTTGGATGCTTGTGTGATGGCGGTCATTCCGTGATTCAAAGACGGGTTGTTTAACACTTGATTCTTCAGTGAGTTGAATGAGAAGCCACCCCCACCCCAACGCATGAAATCCATGAAGTGTTCTTTGCTTTCCCCTCCACTGAACGCCTCATCACCACGAAGGAAGTCTTGAACTTTCATCAGCGATTTTTCCGCTGGTTGATGAGGGTGATTCATGCGACCGCCAAGCGTCCCAAGAAAATGTGCCAACTGTGCATTCTTGTACATGTTGCTGTCGGACGGCGAGGAACCATACCCTGTAAGACCACCCACATGGTGTGTTGGAATAACCGTGTGTGGGTGCTGTAGAGGGCGCAAGTGTGTGCCAAACCTGTCTTTACGCTCTTGCGCTGTCATGTGCCGAATCGTGTACTCGTAATCAGGATTGAGTGTTGTTTTGTGTTCAGTGTAGTTGTTCTTGTTGGTCGTGCCTTCACGGTTTGGGTACTTCTTTGATGTACCAAACGGCGAAAGAAGATTTTGAAGAAGTTCAGCATCGTTGTGATACTTAAACTTGGAACCGTATTTGTTACCCGTCTTTTCACCGATGATACGAGACTTGAGGGGCATGAAGTGATTGGCAAGTGTGGTATTGATAGGGTTTGGTCGGAAGAAGTTTTCACTGCCGTCATCCATGTCTTCTACTAACGGTGAAGAACCATCCTCACCTGCGTGGGTGGCGTGAAGGGCTTCTTGGTAGGTCGCCAAGGCCATACCAGCCCCACCCGTTCTTGCGAAAGGTGAATCCCAAAAACGACTGGGGCCATAGGTAAAACCATCCTCGTGCGTGCGCCAATAACTCGGCTTCTCTTCTTTTGGATGTGGCCCGTGTGGTGAAGTGAAAAAGGCACGATGTTTGCGAATGTCTTTGATACCAGCGTGAAGTGACGCTCTTAATTTAGCGACTGCTTCAAGGTAGTCAATCATTCCAGCATCCACAATTGGTTCTTCCATCCCGCCATGAATTGGATGGTCAGTCATCAACTCCCGTGTCTTGGGGTCGTAGCCAGCCAAGTACAGAAGGTCATCTTTGGTCATTCGTACCTTCTCAATACCCTTCTTTTTTCCTTTAAAATGGCTTTTCATTGCGTCTATCATTTCATCCTTGTCAAGTTCCTTCATGGGTTCTTTGTGGATGTTAAGGCGTGGAAGGACTTTTTGATGACCAGTAATACCGTAATTATCTCGGATGCGCTCAAGAATCATTTCCGAAACGGATTGCCCGTCAAACTCATCCAAAGGTTCGTGAGCCAATGTCCCCAATCCTTGTTGAAGGAACATACCCTCTTCACCCTTCGTGTAATCGTTGTCGTTGCTTTCTTGATAGTAGTGTGCGTTGCGTCCCATGTGTGTTGTCGGACGGATAGCCCAATTCATTTCAGGTGTCATACGCATGAGAGCGTTGTAAACCAAACGAGCCGCAGGAAACTTTTGTCCATTCGGCAGTGAAATCAAATCATGCTCATCAAGACCCTTTTCACGAATGTGTTCGTCAATGGCTGTGCGTTCTTCGGGGCTAAACCACTCAAGGCCGAGCATATAACCGAGATGCCCAAGTCGGGTTGGGTGCTCTTCGTATTTATCATCCAACACCATGTTGCTATCGTCATCAGCCTCCCACATAGCCGCCCGGTCAGCAAAGTGTTCTTTACGAAGTTGCTCCTTTACCTCAGCATCGTTCAACCCCTCAGCACTTAACTCATCTTGCCGATTGATATTTTGCTTTAACCAACGGAAATAATCTCGCTCGTAAAGGTCATGCTGGTGATGAAGGAGAGTACCGTTAGGACGAGTATCACCGACGATATTGACTTTCTTTCCTTCATCCCTTTGATAACCTCCTACAAGTGGATGCTTTTTACCGAGAGTATCAAAGAACGATTTTTCCATCTCCTTCTCGGCTTCACCGTGCCCACCCAGTGCCCAATTGCGTAGCATCTCCACATAAACGGGCATACCTGTCACTGCGTTGGTACGAAGAAGCGGGTGATTGACTTCGTGAAACGGGAAGTGGTGCCGCTGATAAGGATGCGTACCGTCCTTTGGTTGATAGTACGGCCACACAGCGTGAGCGTGCTTTTTGTTCACGGGTGATTGAAGCCCATCTTTCCATACATGGTTGGTAGGCTCACCGTGCGTGTGTTGTAGGGCAAAGAGATACCCTTTACCTTCGGGAAGATGATACGGCCTCTCTATTTCCGTTGCATCTTCCTCTTGTTTGTATATCATCTCAGCCGTGGCTTTGAGTGATTTGAACAGCGGTTCGCTTGGAGGCGTGTCAAGTGCTTCGTAGGCGAGAATGTACTCAGCCGCCGAATAAACGAGGTCAAGACCATCATCAAGTGATTTTAGCAATTGATTGCTACACACATAGAAGTGGTCGTTCACACCATCACCGCCCTATTGGAGCGGTACAAATTGTGGGCAAGCGAGCAAGTCCATTCCACCATGCTGTGGTAGTTGACAACCAGTGCGATTTGTGCCACCGCAAAGACCACAAATCGTCATTCCCCCTCTTTCACGCATGGCTGTCATTGGATTGGCTTTCTTCAAAGGCTTGGCTTCACCAGCAGAATCCAGTCGCTCGGCACCGCCCCCGTCATGAGGATTCATTCGTGAACTGAGTCGTTCCATATCGCTGGACTCTTTGGGCTTCTTTTTCTTTGGTGCGTCCTCAGTCTCAATGGTGCGCCCGTTGGTGGTAAAGTAACCACTTTTGGTCTGTCCACCCGACTCAGCGTAGAATGCAGGATTAACATCAGTGATTTTCTCAGACTTAAATCCGGGTTGGGCTTTTGCCATTTTACCGCCGCAACCCATTTTCATACAGCCACCCTTTTCCATTTTACTTCCGCATTTAGGGCAACAGTCTTTATCCTCGCCTTTTTGCAAGCCATCTGTTAGAATAACATCACCATGTGGCGACATTTTCACATTGTCCATACTGTTGATGAGGCTCTTGCATTTACTCTTGGACATACCACAAGCATCGGCACACTCCTCAAGACCAGCGGCTCCGCCTTTCTTTTTGAGACATGCAATAAGTTTCTTTTTGTGTTCCTCGTCTGCTTTCAATAAGCGTTCAAGTCGTTGCTCAAGTTCAATGGCTTTTGTTAAGTAACCGTTTTCTACTTGTCGTGGTTTCATTGCGTTCCCTCCTTTGCGCCCAATGCCATTTCATGAATGTCTTCCCACGACATGGCGTGAATATCCTCATTGCTCATCGTACCTATTTCGGGGGAACTCTTGAGCAATGCTCCACCTTCAAGGTTTATGTCTCCCCGGAAGGGGTCAACTTGCAAATCATCAGTAAAAGGAGTAGAGACATTGACAAGTCCCATTTTACGAAGCAATTGTTGTGGATTGTTGATGAGTCTTTTGAGGGCATTATTTTCAGCCTTGAGTAGCGTGAGATTGGAATCCATGGACTCCATTTTGTTGATAAGAACACCAATCAATTGCTCAGCATCATTGGATTCACTCACAAAATCACCTCAAACACGACGACCGTAGGAGCCTGCACTTCGCTTGTACTGCGAGTTGTGCCGAGAAGATGACATAAATCCGAGTCGCTGTCCTTCAATGACAGGCTTTGATGCTTCTTCCGGTTGCATCTTTATGACCGGCACACCACCAGCAAACATATCTCGTGGGCCTTGGGGCGTGACAACATCGGATTTTGCAATCTCTTGATGCAAATCATCAGCCAAAAAATCACTGAGTTTTTGCACTTCAGTAAGGTGTTGCTTAGCCATTTGACCGTCGCCATTTTCAAGTGCAGTGATGAAAGATTTCTGCGCCTGCTCCATTTTTCGTGCCATTGGGTGCATTTTTAACAAGTCCATGTTTATCCCTGCTATGTTCGCCTCATGTCTTTCGTCTTTAAGAGGATTACTGTCCACGAGGGCGACGAGCATCCAGTAGTGCGTTACTCAGGTTTTGTTGCATAGAGGTCGGTGGGCCTCGTTGTTGCACATTGCTAAACGGTGCCCCACTACCCATGGTTCCACGGCGTTGAGGTGCCGCTGGCCCACGATTTCGCAGTCCCGTGCCTTGACCACCGGGCTGTGATGGAGGCATGATTTGTTGAGCAAGTTGCGGTGGTATTTGTGGCCCTGCGCCTTGCATTGGCGGCATACCCGGCGGCATACCGGGCGGCATACCGGGCGGCATGCCCGGTGGTGCGGCTTGCTGAGGTTGAGGTTCAGGACGCTTGTATGTGAAACGAATGTCTCGGTCGGCGGTGTCTTCAAGGAGTTCAGGAGTAAAGCCGAGTTGAGCCATACGCTGAGCAACATTGAGTTCTTGCTCATCACGGCGAAGACGAGTAATTTCGTCTTCTTCTTCATTGGGATAAAGCACCAGTTTCCAATCGTTGATGTCCATTTGCTTAAGCAAACGAGGGAACAAAACTTCTGTGTACACTTTTTGTCCAAATTCAACAGCACGATTCGTCACAAGAATCTGCATACCTTCGTTGTTAAGACCTCCTTTTTTACCGGCATCCATCATGAAAACCGACGAAACACCGTAGAATGCGGCTATGCGATTTCGTATTTCATCTCTCACAGCGATATATTGCATTTCCTCAAGCGTGTCCATGAACTTTATCCAGTTGACACCACCACGACCCGTGGCTGATTCAATACCAACTTTTGGAACATAGTGGGGGTCACGCTCCATTTTTTCATCCACAGCCTTCCAAAACGACTTCATGGACTCCAAGTTGTCGGTAGTGACCGATACGATGCCCTTTGGCATTCGTCGTTTTTGGTAAGCAGTGTAGATGTAATTGTCCATGGCTGTAAGTGTCATGGCTTGTCGCCACATTGTGTTCACAGGCGAACGACCGTACAATTTGGATGCTTTGTACTTGCTCACATGAAGCACTTCACCCTCAACAAAGTATTGGGTCTTTCCACTTCCTGCCATGTTCACATAATGCACATCATGAAGGTCAGCACCACATATCTCACAACTGTCATCCTCAGCGTGTGTTTTGATTTGGTCACGATGAATAAGGCATGTTCTGTATCGGCCACCGCGCACACCACGCTTATCAGCAACGATACGCATGAAAATAGGGTCGCCACGCATGATTTCCTTGATACGGTAGAACGCCACTTCTTTGGATTTAGGGTCAATGAAATACTCTTTTACCAATATCAAAAAAGCATCATCCACAATGTTGAGGTCGGCCTCTATCTCATTGAGGACATTGATGAACGACTGCTCCATACTGTTTTCTTGTTTAAGAAGCCATTTGGGGTAAGTCAACTCGTTGATGTCAGGAGAACGCACAGGCCCACCACACTCTTTACACTCCTCCACTTCACTTTGATATTCTTCATCACAGACTACACATTTTTTGGCAAACCGCTTTTCCCAATAATACCCACGACGAAACATCTCTTGACGCAATTTCGCAAGCACTGTACGAAGAATTAACGATTCATTGCTCACTGCGTACAGTGCGGGTATGGTGATACCCTGTGCCATGACTGGCTCTTGAATACCGCTCGTCCACAACGGCATGGTTGGTGTAGGTGATTCCTTACGGCGAAAAGGCGTACCCAACGCTGAAAGAAAGCGTGAAATTCTGCCCTGTTCTTCTGCCATCACAATCCCTCAGCATACCCGCCTATCGTATCAGCGTTCAAGCCCCACTTGTCAAGAAGAGATGCGGCCTTGTTTTTATGCTCTTTCCAATTGTTGTAGGTCACCAATTGGTACAACTCAGTCTTTCGCATGGTGTCCTTCTCTTCAAGGTAATTCAAAACAGCCTTTGCTTGCAACGATTTAAGTTTGAGATGAGGAAGAACACCCTTAAGGATTTCACGAATATCGTTCTTTGACGAGAAAATAAGGCGATGAACAGGTTTGATGGTGTTTTTTGCCAACTTACCATCGGACACAAGGCGACCGCATCCAATCATTTTTTGCAACTCTTCACAATGACTCAATCCATTGTCGCCACTGGCAACAATCGTCACACGAGGGTCGCCACGCTCGGAAATGAAAATGCTTCCGTCAGCATCTACAAAGCCAGCGGTGTATGCCCACATGTCTTTGATGATGAAACCATCTGTACCTTGCTTGACAAAGGTGTTTCGCTCGCTTCCCTTGTAAACATCAACTTCTTCACCGTACATTTTGAGCAATGAACTCATCTTACCCGCTGTCATGGATTTGTTGAGTGTCCCGTAACCTCTTCGCACAATTTCCCTGCTTCCAAGCGCACCTTCATCTTGTAAAAGGTCGGATGCGAAATGCAATGCGGCTACATCAGTCTTCTTTAGCCCATCAATTTGATGTAGTGTGTTCTTCCACATCTTTTGGGCTTCTTTTTTCATATCGTTTGCATCAACCCAATTTTGCTGGTCTTCAGTATCCCAATCCAACTTGTCGTTAAGGTGTTGAAGCACAGTGACCGCTTTGAGGTACTGATGACATGCTTTTTGCAGACTGATGCCACGAGATTCGCCAAACTTTCGTAGTGCCTTGAGTGAACGGTCATCAAGTCCGATGTTGCGTATGACACTCTCCATACCGTCAACCCACGAAAGAGACTTGATGGTTAAATCAACTTCCATAGCCTTGACACGGCGTATGTCTTTGATGATGTCATCGTACTCTTCCCGAAACGCTTTGTCGTGTCGGCGCATTTTACGACACATGCGAATGATGGTGTTGGCGTCTGTGCCGTATTTGCTCTCAAACCACCCATCACCGTTTTTTGAAAACCGTGATACTGCGTCTTCTTGTTTGATGACTGTATTTAAAGTCTTGAGAGGGACATTTTGTGGCTGAAAATGGGGATGTTGAGCGATACTTTTCAACACGGTGTTGGAAAAATCGTCTGCGACCTGCAACGGTACATCGTACTCGTCACCGATGAACAGACTCCCCCACATAATGACCACTGGATTGACCATTCATTTAATCTTTCTTCTTTTTGACACCGACTTTCTTCGGTTTGGCCGTGACCGCAATCACCATCACCATACCCTTCTTGCCTTTCATGTCTTTCTTTTTATCTTTCATTGCTTTCACCACCGTTGGTTTGCCGCCCACGCCTTGCTTTTTGCTACGCTTGCGTTTAGTAGCCGCACGCTTTTGGCCTTCAGTCATAGAACCACTGGTCTTCGGCGTCTTACTGGACACCTTGACGGACGGACGACACTTGGGGTAGCCCTTGCTCCCCTTCTTCGCTTTGGAACGACCACATGGTGGGTGCTTACCGTCCTTGTCCTTGCGGGACACATCCACCCATTTCTCCTTGAACCATCGGTTCAAATTCTTCACGATGAGAACATCATGACAGGTGCAACGGTCGCTCATTCTTTCCTCACCCACGCATCACAAATATGGTCAGCCATACAGTTGAAATCATACCATTTACAGTATCCTGTGTTCGGGTCATTTGTGGCAGAACTGTCCCATGCTTTGCATGTACCGCAGTTTTTCTTTGCCTTCATTTCCTCGTCCGTGGCCTCACGGTAGTTGGGAGCATCACGCTTTGCTTTGAGGAAAGCCATGACATAATCAAAGTCCATCATTTCTTCTTCCCCTTCTTCTTGCGGAATTTACCTCGGCAGTATTGGACAGCCCAACCGTTAGCGTAAGCCGAAGGGTACACCTTGAACTTCCGCTTCGCCGCCGCTTTACCTTCGGGGCACAGTTTCTTTTCAAGTGAGTCCCAAGCAGTTCCCATTCCAACACAATGTCCACATTCACAGTTATTCATTTTCAAAACCCCCAATCATCAAAAGGATACATCATGGAATTATCCATCCCTCGGCAGGATTGTGTTCTTTTGAGCGATGTGGTTTACCACGAATCCACTCATCAAAGCCCGGTAGCACATCATCAAGCAGGACAACTGAGCCTTTGAACTCCTTGGTAGCCCAGTTTGCCAGTGCAAGAGACATGGCCAAGTCGTCGTGCGTGCCCACGCTTTCCAAGCGACCGTTCTTTTGCATACCGAAGCGGTTGAGTTCAGTTTCCAACTTGTGAGTGAACTCACGGCTTCGTTTGTCGCCGTATGGAGTTTGAATGCGGCCTTGCTCAAAGGCCATCAAGAGGGACATGAACAGGCTTTCCTTGCGTGTGCGTGTCGTCATGAAAGTCTTGATTGGGATGTCTTGGCGCATCTCAAGCAGTTCGGCTTGGAACATACGCTGGAAGTTGTTCCCTTCCAATTCAATAAGGTCGGGCTGGAAGCGGTTGTTGAGCATCATAATTTGATTCTTCTGCGCCAGTCCCGACATACCACGCTCGTGGACGATGCCGACAATTTGCTTCACATCCTCACCCGGAACCATACGCATAACCGTCATGGCGGTGAAGTCAGCGTTTTTGTCCGATGCGATAGCGGTGTCCCATCCAATGAAGTGTTGGCCAAACACGCCAACTGCTTCACCGTCTTCATCGTATTCCATTTCAGCCCGGTCAAGCAATACGAGGTCTTTGTTGCGTGCCTTTTCCAAGATGTCGTTAGGAAACATACTGGCAACATCGTGAATGGGTTCGCACAGGTACTCACGAGAAAACTGAATGGCTGGCATGGTGAGTCGTCGCTCGTCAAGCGAATCCAAATCCCAACGCTCCGGCCACAGGGCTTCACCCTCTTTGTTGATGGCAGGATATGTCTCCACTTGGAATGTCTCGGTCTGCTCCAACTGAGAATACAGGTCGTTGTACGAAAACGGCGTACCCACCATCATGAGGCGACCCGTGTGGTGGAGAACAGGAAGCAGGACACCGTAAAACCAGTCTGCGGCACGCTGTAGTTCGGTACCCGTCGTACCCCACAGAATATCGTCACACAACACAACATCCGGGTGGAAACCACGAGTACCACCGCCGACCGACTTGGCCATGATACGGCTACCGTTGCTGAACTCAAAGTAGGTCTTACGCCATGGTCGGCCTTCGGGGATAAGGTAGCGAATGGAAGGTGTGTTCTCAATGTTTTGACGAATGAAACGCATGTGTTCAAGCGTCTGTTCCAACGAGTGCGAGAAAATCATGATGTGCTTACCGGGTTGAAAGGCGGCAATCCACAGGGCGTAGGACATGAAGAACACAGACTTGCCGTGGTCACGAGATGCTTTCACGCAGTAGTAGCGGTTGCCAGCCAGTCCTTTGTCCCACGACTGGTGATGGCCCGAATAATCAAAGCCCAAAATCTCCTTGAAGAAGTATTCAAACGACTTTGCAGACATCTTCCTGTCCATGTCGTGAATAAACTCCTCCATGTCGCTCATGCTATTCACTTCCTCAGCATTTTTTCCAAAAAGACACGCATGACCACCGCACCGGCCACATGTGGGTCGGCTTTGTGAAGCATGTCGCCAAACTCGTTAAGCACTTGCATAGCAAATGCCGCATTTTTTATTGAAGAAGAAGAAACCACTTGGCCTGTTTTCTTGTCAATTATCTCACCGTTTGGGCCAGTCGTAAAGGGACTGTTGCCAACATTTATCCTGCCACCGACCGGAGGGGTAAAATCTACTTCTCCCAATTGCTGATAATGAGGAACAGCAGTGTTGAAGTTCCCTTGTTCACCTGTAACGAAATTGAAGCCCTCTTGTTGGACAGCCGAAACATCTGCACCACCTGTGTTCGCGGTAGGCGAGAGTCCTATCCGCCTTTCGGAAACAGTTGGTAATGGAACAGTTGGGGCAACATTGTCAGCACCGCTCGCTACTGGTGGAGTTGCCGGTGTTAAAACAGGTCTGTTTACGCGAATAAGATTTGCTGTGTTCGTAAGATTTGTATTACCTTGGTAGGGTTGTATTTGTGGTGAATACATCCCTCCCACTGCACCTTGTGTTGCTTCAACTAATTCGGGACTTACTTGTGCTGGCTGTGCCGCTGGTTGTTCTATTTGTAAAGTTTGTTGCATAGGGTCTGCTGGCGGGACGATTGGCGTTGATAAGCCCGCCGGTGGAGATAGTTGACCAAGTGGTGTGCCTTGTGTTTGACCCGGTAGTTGGTTTCCTATAGGGCCACTTTGATTAGCGGGTGCTGGATTCACTTGTTGCATCATAGCGTCATTAGCCATTTGCTGTTGTTGCTGGTTGAATACTTCCGTGGCCATGTTTTGGGCCTGCTGTGCCTCAGTAGGTCTGTTCGCTGTCAAACCGGGAACATTTGCCGCATAAGTGTCTGCGATGTTTCCAAGCGCACCAACATTGCCTCCTTGTAGGCCGTATGCTGTTTGAAGACCCGTCAAAGCGGCGGCAAGTCCACGACCAGCGATGTTGGCACCAGCCGCAAGGCGTTGCATACCCGTGGGTTTAGCATCACCAAGTTGTGCGCCGGGAATGAAGGATTGTCGTCCTTGAGCATTGAGTCCTCTCGCTCCACCACGAAGAGCGGCCAAGTCTTCCATAAACCCACCACCTTGGCCTCTTCCTACATCACGAGTGTACAAGATGTTGCCGCTACCGACTTGTTTGCGAATCAACACTTTCTTGCTCATTGTCGTCCACCTTTTACAATTCGCATGACATCATCCATGGCTTCGTCCATGGACTTGTAGTATTCACTGAGAAGAGATTGCTGTGGGTCAGCCATGAATCGCTGTGCCGCCGCATCCATGGGAGAAAGAGGCGCATTGCTCATCGGCATGGGTCTGCGACGACCCGATTGTTCAAGCAGTTGTCGGAACTGCATGGGGTCAAGTTGTCCAATTTGCGGTCGCAATTGCTGATACTGCTGTCTCGCAGTATGCGGGAAAGAAGGTGCCGCCCGAACCGGAGATGGAGCCGGAGAAGCACCCGCTACAGGAGAAGCGGGCTGAACAGGTGAAGAAATGACCTGCGGTTCGGGCGACGGTGAAAGGGAGGGGTCAAACGCCTCCGTTGGTGCAAAATCATGAATTTGATGAAAATAAGCGTCCATGTGTTCATCAAGAGGAGGCATGGAGTATTCCCCTGTCTCGGTATTGAGTTCGGGATAGCCACCAATGGACATCCCCGGACGAACTGTAGTAGGAATATCAC